CCGCAACTTTGGTCATGTAGCTCAATTGGCAGAGCACCTGTTTTGTAGTCAGGATGTTGCGGGTTCGATTCCTGTCATGACCTCCATTTTATTATGACAGAAGAAAACAAGCAAGAAGATCCAGTCGTAGAGGCGATCATTGAGCATGATAATGCCCTTGAGTCGCTAAAGCGGTCGGTCAAAGAGAAATTAGAAAACATGCCCATTATCCCGCATACAGAAGGCGCATCTGAGTGAACCTATACCGAATCACATACGACAGACCAATGTTCCCGCAGGACGGGACGACACGAACAATCAAGCGAGCCAGAGACGAAGCCAAAGCCAAGGAATACGCTAAGAAATCAGCCCGTGGCAGTATCCGAATCCTAGCCGTAGACCTAGTATCACAAATAGATGAATCTTAATCATGGAAAATGAAGTTCAAAGACTGGTGCGGCAGTGGATGCTATTCAGCGAAGATAGTAAACTAATTGATGAGGTTTGGCGCAAACAGCGACTAATGGCGCACAGGGATATTGCACTAATTTCATCAGAACGAAAAGTCGAGATCATGGGATACCGAGAAGTTGGTCCGTTTCATCCAACGGATGAGGATGGCAAGGAGAACGAAAACCAAATTGCGGGATTTGTGGAGGTGCAATATATCTATGGAAACTGAACTAAGTATTGAGACTGAGCGCACACTGCGCGAGAAGCTGATCGAGGAGCAGAACGTTGTGCGTCCTGGCCCTAACCTAGCTCGGCAAGACCCTGAGCGGTGGCTAGACGTAGCATCTGGACTAGTTCGTGGCGTGTCAATCAAGCACTTCCGCGACAAGTATAGCATGGACTACTATACGATTAAGAAGATTCAGAACTCGATCTGGCCTAGCATCGAGGAGTTCCGCATCAATCAGGCCAACGAGATCGACGTAAATCTGTCTATGATGGACGAGGCTATCTCTGGCAAGATGAACAAGGTGCTTGAGAAGGGTGACTTTGATCTTGATGAGGCTAAGTCCATGAAAGAGATGGCAGTGGCTACACAGGCTCTAGGACAGCGCAGCAACCGTCTTCGTGGCGAGGCTGATGTCAAGGTCGAACACAAGCAGGTAAAGACACCTGCGGAGTATAAGGCCGAACTAGAGGCAATGTTTAAGGAGAACGTAATTGAAGCGGAGATTGTAGAGACGGAGGAATCCAATGGGTAAGGGTTGCCAGCCCCGCAAGGGACACAATGCTGCCAAGCAGCGCAAGAACTACGCACAAATTGACTGGTCTAAGCCAGAGGATTTGTCACAAAAAGACACCAATATTTGTGACAAAAAGCCAATCGCTACGTCAAAGAATGGCAAGATTACCATTCATGGTAAATTCTGGTAAATGAATAGTTTCAAACAGACGGATCACCCCATTCTCAAGCCTATCCCGCTTGAGGAAATAAAGCGTTACGTTACGGTTAATGGTGAGATTGACGTGGATCGCGTCATGGAGATTCACCAGAAGATTCAAGAGCGCGAGGAGGTTCTGAAGCAGGCAGAGGAAGACCCGCTGAACCACGGGTTCCGACTGGAGCATTGGGGATACGCGGAGGATTGGTTAGGTAAGTCGTTGAGTGTCATGTGCTTGGGTGGCAATCGCAGCGCGAAAACGACGTGGGGAGCTAGGACTGTGGTGAAAGCAGCCATCGAAAACCCACAATCAATCATTGTGTGCTTTGCTCAGGACGAAGATGCATCTGTGCGTATTCAGCAATCGGCAGTATTTAATTTCCTGCCACCCGAATTTAAGCGTAAGCAAAAAGGGCAGGTAGAGTATATCAACTACTCTGTGAAGAATGGATTTACTGGTGCATCTCTCATTCTTCCAAACGGCTCCCAGATACTTTTCCACAAATATTCGCAGTTCATTGCTAATCGTGCGAAGTTCGAGGGCTTAGAGCTTGGCAGCAAAGACCCAAAATGGCACAATGTAGGGCTTTGGTTGGACGAATACCTTGAGGATGGTGATCTCGTGGAGACGATGCGCTTCCGTTTGGCTACTCGAAATTCCAAGATGATACAAACTTGGACGCCCATCGACGGTCATACGCCGTTTGTTGCGTCATATCTCAAGGATGCCGAAACACTGAAGACTCGCCCCGCAGAGTTGCTGGATGGTGAAGAAGTTCCACTCATACAGTATAGCCATAAAAAAGACTGTGGTATCATTTACTTCCATTCCGACCTCAATCCTTTTGGCGGATACGAGCGTATTGCCAAGGAGCTAAAGCACAGCACCCGTGACGAGATTCTGACGCGTGCCTACGGCATTCCGGTCAAGTCGATGACTACGCTGTTCCCACTGTTCAATAGCACTGTTCACGTCGTTTCCGAGCGTCCAAAGCTTTCTCCAGACACCCATACTATCTACCACGTAGTAGACCCCGCCAGCGCACGTAATTACGTCTCAGGCTGGTTTTCTGTGGATTCTAATGGTAAGGTGTGCATGTTGCGCGAATGGCCCGACAGGGACACCTACGGCCCTTGGGCAGAGTTCGGTGATCCGAAGTGGAAGTTTGGCCCCGCGAGCAAGAAGATGGGCTACAATGTCAAGGGATATGTCGATTTATTCAAAGAAATTGAACATGACTTGGGCATTACGGATAAGTTTTACGTCGAGAGAATCGGTGACTCCCGCTTCTTTGCTGCTGAGAATGAGGATAATGTAGACTTATTCACGGCGTTCTCAGAAGAAGGAATGGACTTCATACCGTCCGATGGTCGCCACGAGGACATGGGCATTGCCAAGATTGACGAGTATTTCCACTACAACCCAAATGTGGAGGTTGATGCTGTGAACTGCCCGCTGATGACGATCCACGAGAGCTGCGGCAATACCATCTACAGCGTCCAGAACTACGGTCAGAACGGCAAAAAGGACGAACCACTGAAGGACTTCTGTGACATCCTTCGCTATTCGTGTATGGCGAATAACGGAGAGGGTTTGTTCCACTTCGGAGGACATTCACTGCAACAAAAAGCGTCAGGGGGCGCATACTAATTATGAAGGTTGAATACTCAACAAAGTTTAGGATTGGATATATGTCCAAGAGTCCGATTAAGGGTTCCAGTGTTGTAAGGGTGACGGTTTGTGCCATCGCAAAGCTTATGGAACACTCTAAGCGTGAGGATTTACTCGACTTCATCAAGAACGAACCAATGGACAACCTGTTTGATCTTGCGCGAAAATCAGCAGACTCGATGGGTTTCGACCAAAGAATTGCAGTCGTAGAGGAGAAATCCACTGGTGGTGAGAAGTTCTACAAGGAAAGCGACGTATACGGTAATACTGTTTACTTATACGACTCGGTTTCAGCAATCATCAGCTTCACATCTAAGATATAATTATGAAAGATACAGCATACATGGCAATGAGAACAACACCAATCAACGACTCGTCAAGAGTTCTGGTTGAGGAAAAACTTGTCAAATCCTTCCGCGAGGACTTTGGCGAAATCGAATACGAAATTAACTGGGTCGCTCCGGACTACGTAGAAATCCGTCAAAAATCATGAAGGAAGATAAAGAAACCTGCAAGAGCCTAGCCAAGCAGCTAGGTGAACCATTCACCCCGATGCGGATTGGCAAGATACGCAAGGAGGTGTGCGACGAGGACGACATGGATGGCAAGGAAATCCTGCCTAGTGGTGTCCTAAAGATCATGGCCGCTATCCGCAAGGAGATCGACATCAAAGAGACAGCCAGTCCAGATGTGGTTCTTGTGCGCGTTTTGCACCACAAATCGGGCAATCCGCGACGAATCTACGCTGAGGACACTGAAACTAAGCGCAAGGTGAGCGTTATTGTGCCTGCTAATCGCAAGCGTTTGGTGGACATCAAAGGCAAGAAACTAAAAGTTCAACGAGGAATCCAAGATGGAGAATACTTCTACCGATACCCGATCAAATCGTGCTAGGCAAACCGAGGTTGATTACTGGGCGCAGATAGACCGCATTGACATGGAACTGTCTGGACTTCCGCTCAAATATCACACCAGCACCGAGATGTCAGACAGCCTTGGCGTTGAGGATAATGCTGATTATAAGCTACTTCACGAAATAAGGAAGAGATTAACGAAGTGCTGTGGTAATATAGATGATAATGGACAACTATAGCGATCAAGACCCAGAAATCTACTTTGAGGACGATTTCGATTACACCAATCACAAGGAGACGTTCGACCGCACAGTAGATGACTTGTCGGACTTCATCGACAACTGCGCCCAAGCGATGCGAGTTCGCAACTGCGAGTGGGACACGAAGAACGAAGACCTGACCAAGACTGGTTCGGAGGCGTTTCCTTTTAACGGTGCGGCCGATACTGAGCAGTGGCTCTGTCAGCAGCTATCATCGACCAGCACAGCGATCAATATGAATGCGCTGCGCCGCTCACAGATTCAAGCCTACCCACGGAAGGCTACAGATGTAAACCGATCCTCTCAAGTGTCGGTTTTCTTGAAGTATCTGCGTGACGCTGGCATTGACAACTTCTGGCGCGAGGCCGAGCTTGCAGACAATTACCGCAAGAACAAGGGCATTATGGTCACGTATTACGGATATGCCCCGCCTCGCATGGTTCCGCATCTGAAACGGTTTGACCTAGAGGACATTGCTGAGTCTATTCCAGAGATTGCCGAACTCATTGCCGATCCTGAGCGCATTGACGAGGCTATCGACTTGTTCAACTCTATTGAGGGTTGGGAAGTGAACCGCAAACGGGCTCG